GGAGTTCCACACATTAAAACATCACCAAGTGTATCAGCAACAGAAGCCCTTAAAACTTCAAACCAAGTTCTTTTATCTATATCCGCAAATTCATCAAGTATTAAAAAGTTTAACCCTGTTCCTCGTAAAGCATCATAATTATCAGCACCTTTTAAAGATATAATACTATTACTTTTTCTAATTGTAATAGACATAGTTGTTTCGTTAATATCTTCTATCCAATTAAAATGATTAAGCATTTCTTTTAAATTAGACCAAGCTATCTCTTTAGCCATTTTAAAAGTTGGTGCTATATACCATATTTTTTGATTTGGTTTAGATGCGTATTTCATCATTTCAGTAATACATAGATAAGTCTTACCGAATCTTCTACCTGATATTAATACTCTAAATCTTTTATCACACGAACTAACTTCGTATTGAGGTTTTGTTAGTTTGATTTTCATTTTAACTAGATGTTATCTGCTCACATTTAAAGCTTACCATTATCTTGCCTTTGCTTACTTCGTGCATACCTAGTTCTTGGTTTATCGTAATTGCATTTAAATATCCAGCAGTAGTACAATCATAGAATGAATTATAGGGTTCAAAGTTTGGATATGGTTCAGAGCATTGTTGATAAACAGCAGAACATATTTGTAAAACTAATATGAACTTCACTTCTTTTTCTTTTTATAGAATAATCTATTTACTCTTATCTTCCATATGTTTGCTGATATTCTTGAAGCTATATGCTCTATTTTTCTTAATATATAATCTATCATCTTTTTCATTTAAGTATTATTTTTTTAATTGATTTTGAACCATCAATATTTAATTCTATTTCTGCTTCACCTGTCCAACATTGGTATCTTATGTTTTCGCTATACTGTCTTTCAGCTATCCTTTTATGTCGGAGACATTGAGCCATACCCTCAGGCTGGATTCGGGCTTCCTTAATATCACCGCTAACAAACATTAATAATCCTACGACAGCTTCTATCATTGTGTTTTTCCGTTTCCGTTGTAATACATATCTCTATTTTTATCTTTTAGTTCTTCAATGTCCTCTAATACCTTATCCATTTGTTTTCTTAAAAATTGTATATTAACTTTGTTCAATGCCATATCTTCAATATTTTTATTTAATTTATCAGTAGTTTTATAAAGGTCTTCAATCATCATAAATTGTTCTGAGTCTGCTGGTAAAGAACCCATCTCTCCTCTTGGCCATTTAATTCTAAACTCTGTATTCTTTTCTAAATCAGAACTCATAAGTTCTAATTTTGTTGAGTGCTGATTTAATTTTTCTACAATTCCAAAATAACCCCATACACCTACTGCAACAATCGCTATTAAACTAGCAACTGTTTTCATTGGCATTTGTACTTGTTGTTCTTCTCCTATTTTAAGTGCCATAACCTTTTAATATCCATTCGTATATCTTCTTTAGAATCTTTCTAATCTTCTTCATAATTTAAAATCCTTACGCCAAGTTCGCATTGCCCAAAAAGCTGGAGATAAACTTTTCTGTCCTCTTACCTTTGCAAGTATTGGACGGAATCTCGCAAAAAAACTTCTCCGTCTCGCTGGGTCATTTCTACCTATGCTCATACCCTTTGCTCCAAAGTTCACTTTCTGTACTCTACCTGTTCTATTATTCTTAACAAATACTTTGAACTTCTTTACATCACCTCTTTGTACTTTGTTAAGTTTAACTGTTCTTCCTTTGTACTTTGCCATAACTGACTAATATCATAAAAGCTTTATGGATTAAACTTTATTGTGGTTCGTGACCGCTACAAATATACCCTATGACCTGTTTCCCGTTATATTCGTGATAGACATGGTTAGAGAATAGCTTACGTTTTTTCTGTTCGTGAACTCTAACATTAGTATGAAACCAAGCAGAGCAAGATTGCTGTATCTCAAACGTCTCGATTTTGACATCTCCAAACGTAGTAAGATAGAGTAAAGAAATAATAATAGGCTTCATCTTTTAAACTGTCTTAACCGCCAAGAATGGCAGATATAGTTATCTTTAACAGCTGGTGCATTCCATTTACCACAATAATTCCTACGATTGCTAAATAAATAACAGTTACCGCAAGCCGCTTTTGATGTAGTTTTTTGGAAAGATTGAGGAAGTTTATAATCTATGATTTCTCCGCTAGGGTAGAAATTACTTCTTTTTTTTATCATCTTCTATTTTGTTTTTGTAGAATAAATTAAGAAATGCTTTATACGCACCACCACCATTATAATCATTTTCTTGGTCAGCTTCTTGTTTAAGCTTATCTAGCATCTTATTGAACTCTTTAGCTTCTTTGTCACTTACTGTCATTTCTTGTCCTTTATAACTTTTATTAGTTGATTTGCTACTGTCGATATTGGGTCTAAATTAATATCTTTAGTAGTGCAACCTGTAAATAGTAAAATGATTGTTATGCTAACGACCTTGACCACGATATTTTTTTCTTTTTGGTATTCTCTTTGAATAACTTTTAGTATGCCGTCTTGGTCTTTTCTTCCTAGTTCTTTTGACATAATTACTAACCCCGTATAGAGGTTTTTTCTTAGCCATCTACTTTGTCAGCTTCAATGATTAATGGTAAAGGTTCAACAACAGACTCAGTTTGGGTTCTATCTTTCATTCCAAGATAATTTTTTGATAACCATATTTGCATATTGGTATTATCTTTTTTAACAGCTTTATCCCACATCTTTTTTCTTAAACTAGCTTTTCCCTTTTCTCTAAACTGCTCGATAATATCGGCATAATTTCTTTTTAAAGTTCTAGCAGATACACCCATAACACTAGCAATTTCATAAGTAGGACAACCAATAGACGCTAGGTTTTTAAGTATTTCTAAATCCACTATAATTCTTGGTCTACCTCTATCTTGCCTTTTTTCTGTCTTAATTGTCTTATTTTTGTCCATTTTTAAGTTCTGCTTTTTTACCTGTAAAGTTTTCCCACCTTTTAATTATTACATCACAATATTTAGGATCTAATTCTATACCATAACATTTTCTATTTGTTTTTTCACACGCTATAAGAGTGCTTCCTGACCCTAGAAATGAGTCAAATATTATATCATCTTCTTTAGAATTATTCAAAACTGCCTTTTGTGATAGAGCAACAGGTTTTTGAGTTGGGTGCTTATATCCTGAAACATTATCTCTTTTCACATTCCATATACTAGTGTTTTTTCTATCTCCATAAAAACTGTGCTTACCATTTCCCTCTTTCCAACCATATAAAATAGGTTCGTGCTGGGATCTGTAATCTTGCCAACCCATTCCAGCATTTCCTTTATCCCAAATAATAGTTGATGATTTTTTAAAAAATTTATCAAAATTAACCTCAAATGCTATTTTGGGTTTACTATGACTATCAGGATGACATACATAAATACAACCGAGAGGTTTTAAGTAGTCAGACATTAAATTAAAATTTTTATATAAAAAATCTATAAAATCATTTTCACCCATATTATCGTTTTTAATTTTTCCAAGATCATTTTCTCCTCTACCTGAATAATCTACATTATAAGGAGGATCTGTGAATATAAGATCAGCTTTATTATCTTTGAATAAATTTTTAAACGTGTCTTCTAATGTACTATCTCCGCAAATTAATTTATGTTTCCCAAGTTTCCAAATATCTCCTAGTTTGGATATAGGTTCTTCAGGTGTTTCAGGAACTTCATCTTCATCAGTTAAACCTTGTTTCTCCTCAAATAATATATCGTTAAGTTGATCTTCGTTAAAACCTAACAGATCTAGCTTAAAGTCTTTAGCTTCTAGTTCCTTAATTTCCATTTTAAGTAATTCATTATCCCATTCAGATTCTTCAGCAGTTCTATTGTCAGCTATTCTATAAGCATTAATCTGTTCTTCTGTTAAATTGTCTATAATAGATACAGGAACTTGTTTGAGTCCTAATTTTTTACTTGCTCTAAACCTAGTGTGTCCAGCAACAATAACTCTATCTTTATCGACCACTATGGGTTGTCTAAAGCCATATTCTTTAAGGGACATAGCAACCTTTTCGATTGCAGTTTCGGATAATTTTCTCGGATTATTCTCGTAAGGTTTTATGCTGGTTATATCAGCAATTTCAATTTTCATAAAATTAACTTATATCTCATTATTCCAAGACAACAACATTAAAATTACTACTAAATAGATTATAGCAACATAACCTAGAGATAGAATCATATAGTAATTTTTTCCATTTTCATTACAATACATTTAGGAAATACATTACGATCTGAAAATACAGCTTGTTCACTATCATAACTTGCAAAAGTCCAAACGTGCTTTTTATCTTTAGCAAATATATAAGCTTGGCTAATCATAATAGCTGGTTTTAAACTTTTTACTTCAGATGCTTCTGCGTGTCCGCTATCTCCACACGGGTCTTGCCATACAATTTTATAGAAATAGTATTTCTTACCACCAATAATTATGTGCCTAAATTTTGCCTTTTTTCGTTTTTTCATTAATGTTTTCTATGCTTACTGCTTTCCAAGAGAAGTTTGATTTGTAGTTTTAATCGTTGGTTCTCCAAAGATAAACTTATAATCCTTTTTCGGACATATTTAAAGATTCTTAATATCGCCCTCATAATTCGTCTTTCAATGGCATATTAGGTTTAAATTTGTGTTTCCACTTAATTTTACCACCTGTCTTAATTTTGACATATTCTCCAAATTCATCTCCTAAATATTCTATGTGTTTGCTAGACTTATTTGAGTCCTTACTAATATTAGTTAATGGTTTAGTATAGTGGTTTAGTAACGCGTGGTTGCTGGTTCTGTCCTGATTACTCAACCCCTCATTGAACTGATAAAGTGAGTAATTGCAGACTTTAATTACGCTTACTGAATTAAATCGGTGGTTCGGACTTGGTTTGGTCTTGATTACTTTTATCGTTATCATCTTGCGTCTTTTCAATCTTAATAAAAAACTTCTTAATGATGAATAAGGTATATTCCAAATCTTAGCATTTTTTCGTATTGGAAAAATTAATTCACCAACACCAACAGGTATTGGATTATCTAAAAACATTAGAGTCTTTGATTTATGACTAGCTGAACTTATCATATATAGCCATATACTTGCTTCAATTAAATTTTTAAATACAGCGTGTTTCCACACGTCACGATAAACTAAAAAATAACCTGATTTTCTTCCTTGCATCTTTCTATCTCCCTATTTACTTTTTTTAATATCTCTTGTTCTGTTCCGTATTTTTTCTCAAACTCTTTCTTG